AGGAGCTAAAAAATATAGATTAGAATCTTGGCCAAAATATTTATCCGGAAGCAAATATGTATTACATACTATAGATTCTACTATAGGAACTAATTGGTATAATGGATGGATATCATCAGCATCATTTTATGATTCAGAAAATAATAATTCATTAGCAAGGTCAATACCTGAGCATATTAGATCGGATGAAAATAATAGCGAGTATGAGTTATTTGTAAATATGATAGGACATCATTTTGATATTTTATATTCACATATTGATAATTTAACTAAAGTATATAAACCTGAAGAACATCCTAAATTAGGACAAAGTAAGGATACGTTATATCAAGTAGCCAAATCATTAGGATGGACATTAGAAAACGGGAATCAAGCAGAAGCACTTTGGAAGTATAAGTTAGGTGTTACTTCTAGTGGTTCAGCTGGAGTGGGAGGAGCAGGAGAATATGCTACAACAGGTAAAATGTTTAGCAAATCAAATGAAGCCATTACAACCGAGGTTTGGAGAAGGATAGTTAATAACTTACCATATTTACTTAAAACAAAGGGTACTACAAGGTCAATCAAAGCGTTAATGAATACATATGGTATCCCTCAGACTTTATTATCCATACGAGAATATGGAGGACCTCAGGTAGATGCAGATTCACCTGTATTGATAGAAGATAGATTCTCATATGCATTAAACTTTAATTCTGCATCCGCTGGAGTATCTCGTATACAAATAGCAAGAGATTGGCATTCTAGTTCTTTTAGTGACTGGGGAATAGAAGGAGTTAAAAACCCTTCTTTATCAGCATCACCTACTGCCATAACAGCTTCTATTGAAGAAAGACCAGCCGATACTATTGAATTTAGATTTAAGCCGGCGATTAAACAAACCATGATGTTATTATCTCATGAGAAGACTGCT